GCCAGATCACCAGTGGCAGCGAGAGCTTCCGGCCGCAGCGCTTCGAAGGCGGCGGCATGCGCTTTCTGCGCTTCAAACGCTGGCTCACCGAACTCAAGGGCCATGCGGACGGCATCGGCGCGCTGTATTTCGAGGAAGTGCGCCGCCACGTCTCGACCGATGCGGCGCACGCCTACGGCGGGTTCCTGGCCACGCTCACCGCCTGGTGTGAGCACCACGGCATCCCTTACCAGGGCGTGCCGGTGGGCACGATCAAGAAGCACGCCACGGGCAAGGGAAACGCCAGCAAAGACGAGATCATTGCGTCTGCTCGTGCTCGTGGCCATGCCCCAGCTGACGACAACGAAGCTGACGCGCTGGCCCTCCTGTACTGGGCTGTCCACCACCACCTGGGACAGGAGGTGTGACGTGGCCCGCAAGGACTGGACGGTTGAGGACGTGGCGGCGCGCTTCGAGGAGGCGGCAAACACCGGGCGGCGCCTGCCCCCGGTGCGCGTGCAGGGCTACTTCAACACCTGGCCGGCCTTCGTGCGCAAGGAGTGGGAGGCTTTCGCAGCAGACGAGAAGGTCTACCGCCCCTTTCCACCGAGCCCCGAGGCCATCGACCGGATGCTGGAGACGATGCGCTGGGTGCAGTGGCTGGAGGTCGAGCAGCGCCACCTGGTGTGGATGCGGGCCAAGCGCTACGGCTGGAGGGACATCACGATCCGCTTCGCCTGCGACCGCACCACCGCGTGGCGGCGCTGGCAGCGGGCGCTGCAGACGGTGGCTGACCAGCTCAACGATTGCACCGTCGCGGTATCGTCTTTGAACGCGAATGAGCGCAGATAGGCTGTTATGCGCTGCCATCGGATACCTACAGCGGTTTTTGCCCCTGCAACAAACCACCCCGGTCGGGAGTAGTATTTCCGCTATCTTCTGGACAGCGGTGACGGTTCGGCGCGCGGCCCGAGGCAAAACGGGTCCTTCCTGCCGAAACCGCCATGCGGGGGGCGCGAGCGCGGCGCTTGTTTAGCGTCAGGGCGCAAAAACAGGTTACCACCCGGCCAGGTTACCGGCCCCGGTTACCACCCCGCCAGAATCCTCATTCACCCAACCCGCCCGGCGGCAGCGCTCGGCGGGTTTTGCTTTTGGACTTGCCCTTTGAACACGCTCAACGTCGAGTACCGCAGGGTCGAGGCGCTGGTTCCCTACGCCCGCAATCCGCGCACGCATTCCGAGGCGCAGATCGCCAAGATCGCGGCCAGTATCGTCGAGTACGGCTGGACGAACCCCATCCTGGTCGATGGGAACAACGGGATCATCGCCGGTCACGGGCGTCTGGCTGCGGCGCGCAAGCTTGGGCTGGACGAGGTGCCGGTGATCGAACTGGCCCACCTCACCCCGGCCCAGAAGCGCGCCTACGTGATCGCCGACAACCGCCTGGCGCTCAATGCCGGTTGGGACGAGGAGATGCTGGCGCTGGAACTGGCGGAACTGTCCGAGGCCGGCTACGACCTGGCCTTGACCGGGTTCGAGGATGCCGAGATCGAGGCGCTGCTCACGGGTGAGGTGACCGACGCCGGTACCGACCCGGAATCCGATGTAGAAGAACAGGATGCAGCGGACGACGTGCCCGACGCCCCCGCCGTGGCGGTGTCCCGTCCCGGCGATGTCTGGGCCATCGGCGTGCACCGCCTGATCTGCGGCGACGCCGCCGACCCGGCCGTGGTTGCGGCACTGATGGACGGCGATGCCGCTCGTCTGTGCTTCACCTCGCCGCCCTACGGGAACCAGCGCGACTACACCTCGGGTGGCATCGCCGATTGGGACGGATTGATGCGCGGCGTGTTCGCGCATTTGCCGATGGCGGGCGATGGTCAGGTGCTGGTCAACCTGGGGCTGATCCACAGAAACAACGAGGTCATCCCGTATTGGGATGCGTGGCTATCTTGGATGCGCCAGCAGGGCTGGCGGCGTTTCGCCTGGTACGTCTGGGACCAAGGGCCGGGCATGCCCGGCGACTGGGCAGGCCGCTTCGCACCGAGCTTCGAGTTCGTATTCCACTTCAACCGCGAGAGCCGCAAGCCCAACAAGATCGTGCCCTGCAAGCACGCCGGCCAGGAATCGCACCTGCGCGCCGATGGCTCGTCCACCGCGATGCGCAGCAGGGATGGCGAGGTCGGCGGCTGGACGCATGCCGGCCTGCCGACGCAGGACACGCGTATCCCCGACAGCGTGATCCGCGTGATGCGCCACAAGGGCAAGATCGGCCAGGGGATCGACCATCCGGCCGTGTTCCCGGTGGCGTTGCCCCAGTTCGTGATCGAGGCTTACACCGACGCGGGCGACATCGTGTTCGAACCCTTCGGTGGCAGCGGAACGACGATGCTGGCCGCCGAGCGTACGGGCCGCATCTGCCGTAGCGTGGAAATTGCGCCGGAGTACGTGGACGTCGCCATCAAACGCTTCCAGCAGAACCATCCCAATGTGCCGGTGACCTTGATGGCCACCGGTCAGACCTTTGAGCAGGTCGCCGCCGAACGCGTCGCCACCCCTGATGCCGAGGTGCTCGTGTGAACTGGCTGGCCGACAAGATCGAGCAGTGGCCGACCGCCAGGCTGATTCCTTACGCCCGCAATGCGCGCACCCACTCCGAAGAGCAGGTGGCGCAGATCGCGGCCAGCATCGTCGAGTTTGGCTTCACCAATCCGATCCTGGCGGGCAGCGACGGCGTGATCGTCGCCGGCCACGGACGGCTGGCTGCCGCCCAGAAACTTGGGCTGGAGGTGGTGCCGGTGGTCGTGCTCGACCATCTGACGCCCACGCAACGCCGCGCACTGGTGATCGCGGACAACCGCATCGCCGAGAACGCCGGCTGGGACGAGGCGATGCTGCGCATCGAACTGGAAGCCTTGCAACTCGAGGGCTTCGATCTCGACCTCACCGGCTTCGACGCCAATGCGCTGGCCGAACTGATGGCCGGCGAAGAGCCGAACAACGAGGGTCAGACGGACGAGGATGCGGTGCCCGAGGTCAGCGAGACACCCATCTCGCGCCCCGGCGATGTCTGGCTCATGGGCCCGCACCGGCTGCTGTGCGGCGACGCGACCGTGGCCGAGGGCTACGAGCGGTTGATGCAAGGCGCGGTGGCGGACATGGTCTTCACCGACCCGCCCTACAACGTGAACTACGCCAACAGCGCGAAGGACAAGATGCGCGGCAAGGATCGCGCGATCCTCAACGACAACCTGGGCGACGGGTTCTACGACTTCCTGCTGGCGGCATTGACGCCCACCGTGGCGCATTGCCGGGGCGCGATCTACGTGGCGATGTCGTCCAGCGAACTGGATGTGCTGCAGGCCGCTTTTCGCGCTGCGGGTGGTCACTGGTCGACCTTCATCATCTGGGCCAAGAACACGTTCACCCTGGGCCGCGCCGATTACCAGCGCCAGTACGAGCCGATCCTCTACGGCTGGCCCGAGGGGGCGACACGCCACTGGTGCGGTGACCGTGATCAGGGCGACGTGTGGGCCATCAAGAAGCCGCAGAAGAACGACCTGCACCCGACGATGAAGCCGGTGGAACTGGTCGAGCGCGCGATCCGCAATTCCAGCCGACCCGGCAACGTGGTGCTTGACCCCTTCGGTGGCTCCGGCACGACGCTGATCGCCGCCGAAAAGTCAGGCCGCGTGGCGCGGCTGATCGAACTCGACCCCAAGTACGTCGACGTGATCGTGCGCCGGTGGGAGGACTTCACCGGCAAGCAGGCCACCCGCGAGGCGGATGGCGCGGTGCTCGATCAGGCGGCGAGCGATTCCTCGACGATCTCGCAGTGAATCACAAAGCCCGTCAGGTAAGGCAGGCCGCGCGGGATGCCGTACTGCTTGCTGGTCTGGCGTCCGATGGTCCAGGCCATCCATTGCCGGGTGGCGGCGTGGATCGCGTCCGCCAGGGCCTTGCCTTCGTACAGTCCGTTCTGGACGTGGTCGGCAAAGTGGCGGCCGTGGCGGCTGTCGAGGAAGGCCCGAACCGATTCGAGGGGCTGGCCGGTGGCATCCGAGATCGCGGTCATCGCCAGGGGCCATGCGGCGCTGGCGTGCTCGTTCATCGTGCCCCAAAAGCCCCAGGCTGCGTTCTGGGTGACGGGGATGGTCTGCTGGGTCGTCATCGTGGGCTCCGTTCGGTGGATCGTTGCGATGGCTCTATGAACGCGCTGTTCGATTGAGAAGCCAAGCGCTGCTTGGCTTCTTTCTCGATCTTTCTGCTCAGGCGATGCGGTAGACCCGCTCGCCGCCCTGAGACTTCTCGGAGACGAGGTTCAGACCGAGCTTCTTTTTGAAGGCGCCGGCAAAGGTGCCGCGCACCGTGTGGGGCTGCCAGCCGGTGGCCTCGCAAATCTGGCGGACCGTGGCGCCCTCGGGGCGTTGCAGCATCCGGATCACCTCGGCCTGTTTGCTGTTCGCCCGGGTGCGCGGCTTGGCCCAGGTGGCTTCTGCCGCCGCAACCGCAGCCTCCAGTTCAGGATCGCCCGTCCCAGCTTGTGCGGCTTCAGCGTTGGCGATGATCCGGTCGAGACGGGCTTCGAATCGACCGATGCGCTGGTTGCCGAGGCCAGGGCGAGCCAGCCCCAAGGCGTCGTAGCCCTCGGCGGCGACACGCCAGCCCTCGCCATCGGGCGTGATCAGGGCGCGGTTGAACATCCCGTCGAGCACTTTCTGGCGGGCACCGCCTTTGATGTGCTCGGGAAACCACTCGATCTTGCCGCCGGTGTGGTGGATGGCGTGGGCGAGGATGGCGTGCTGGGCGGGGGTCAGGGTGGTGGTGGTCATGGTCTGCTCCTTCGCAGAGGTTGATCGGGTGACGCGATGAACGCGCTGTTCGGCGGTGAAGCCAAGCGTTTTTTGCTTGGCTTCGTTGCTTTCCAATCAGTCCTCGGCGATATCCGCTTCCGTGGCCTTCTGGCTCGATGCGCCGAGTTCGACGCCCGCTTTGAAGGCCGCTTCCAGCGCGTCCTTGAGGCACCACACCGCCACGTCGTGGAAATCGAGGCTGTCGGCGTGTCGGGTTTGCAGGGTGTCGATGCCCAGGTGCTTGCGGGCGATCAGGGTGAGGACGGTGTCGATCTGGTTCATGGCGTTTCCTTTCGGGGATGGTTGGCGTGACGTGATGAACGCGCTGTTCCCGATGGAAGCCAAGCTCAATTCGCAGATTGACGAACAGATGATTGAAGAAGGTGACGATGGGACTGTCCATTCGCGCCTACGCGCGCCACCGTGGCGTGTCGCACGTGGCCGTGAAGAAGGCCATCGACACCGGGCGGATCACGCCGCTGCCGGACGGCACGATTGACCCGGATGCGGCGGACGCGCAGTGGGCACAGAACACATTGCAACCACGACGCGCCGCCACGCAGCAAAAGATCAGCACGCCGCAGACGCGACGTGCACCAGCCGAAGCAATACCGCAGCGCGATGCCATCGACGCCAGCACGCCGCCGATGTCGGCGGGCGGCACCTCGCTGCTGCAGGCGCGCACGGTCAACGAGGTGGTCAAGGCGCAAACCAACAAGGTGCGCCTGGCCCGTCTCAAAGGCGAGCTGGTGGATCGGCCGCAGGCCATCGCCCATGTTTTCAAGTTGGCGCGATCAGAACGCGATGCGTGGCTCAACTGGCCCGCACGCATCTCGGCACAGATGGCAGCCAAGCTCGGCGTCGATCCGCACACGATGCACATCGCCCTGGAGGCGGCGGTGCGTGAGCACCTGATCGAACTGGGCGAGCTGCGTCCACGGGTGGACTGATGGAATTCGAGTACGAAGGCGCGGCCGAGATCGAACGCGCGTGGCGCGAGGGGCTGACGCCCGATCCGCTGCTCACCGTGTCCGAGTGGGCCGACCGTCACCGGGTGCTGTCCAGCAAGGCCTCTGCCGAACCGGGGCGCTGGCGCACCAGCCGCACGCCGTACCTGAAGGCCATCATGGATTGCCTGTCGCCGACCTCGCCGGTCGAGCGGGTGGTGTTCATGAAGGCCGCCCAGTTGGGGGCCACCGAGATGGGCTCGAACTGGATCGGCTACGTCATCCACCACGCGCCCGGGCCGATGATGGCGGTGTGGCCGACGGTGGAGATGGCCAAGCGCAACTCCAAACAGCGGATCGACCCGCTGATCGAGGAGTCGCCGGTGCTCTCCGAACTGATCGCACCGGCGAGGAGCCGCGATTCGGGCAACACCATCCTGGCCAAGGAGTTCCGCGGCGGCGTGCTGGTGATGACCGGCGCGAACAGCGCCGTGGGCCTGCGTTCAATGCCGGTGCGCTACCTGTTCCTCGACGAGGTGGACGGCTATCCCCTGGACGTCGAGGGCGAAGGCGATGCGATCTCGCTGGCCGAGGCCCGCACGCGCACCTTTGCGCGGCGCAAGATCTTCATCGTCTCGACGCCGACGATCTCTGGGGCATCGGCTATCGAGCGCGAGTATGAGGCCAGCGACCAGCGGCGCTACTTCGTGCCGTGTCCGCATTGCTCGCACCGGCAGTGGCTGCGTTTCGAGCAGCTGCTTTGGGACAAAGGGCAACCGGAAACCGCTGCCTACATCTGCGAGTCATGTGACACCGCGATTGCCGAGCATCACAAGACATGGATGCTGGAGCATGGCGAGTGGCGCGCGCTTGTCCCCGAGAACGGGGTCAAGACAGCGGGCTTTCACCTGTCCTCGCTGTACAGCCCGGTGGGTTGGCGCTCGTGGCGGGACATCGCCGCAGCCTGGGAGGCTGCGGTCAGCAAGGAGTCCGGGTCGGCTGCGGCGATCAAGACCTTCAAGAACACCGAGCTGGGTGAAACCTGGGTCGAGGAAGGCGAAGCGCCGGACTGGCAGCGGCTGGTCGAGCGGCGAGAGGACTATCCGCTGGGCCGGGTGCCCGAGGGTGGCCTGTTGCTGGTGGGCGGTGCCGACGTGCAGAAGGATCGCATCGAGGCGTCGGTCTGGGCCTTCGGGCGCGGCAAGGAGAGCTGGCTCATCGAGCACCGGGTGCTGATGGGCGACACCGCCCGTGACGCGGTGTGGAAGCGCCTCGCAGAGATGCTGGCCGAGACCTGGACGCACGCTGGCGGGGCGCAGATGCCACTGGCCCGCTTCGCGCTGGACACCGGCTTTGCGACCCAGGAGGCCTACGCCTTCGTGCGGCAGGTGCGCGACAGCCGGGTGATGGCGGTCAAGGGCGTGCGAAGTGGTGCGATGGGGGGCGCCGCCTTGATCGGCACGCCAACGGCGGTGGACGTCTCCCAGGCGGGCAAGAAGCTGCGCCGGGGTATCAAGGTCTACAGCGTGGCAGTGGGCATCGCCAAGCTCGAGCTCTACAACAACCTGCGCAAGAGCGCAGATGTTGGCGAGGACGGATTGACCACGGTGTTCCCGGCCGGGTTCGTCCATCTGCCCAAAATCGATGCCGAGTTCATCCAGCAACTCTGCGCGGAGCAACTGATCACCCGCCGTGACCGCAACGGCTTCCCGGTGCGCGAGTGGCAAAAGATGCGCGAGCGCAACGAGGCGCTCGACTGCTACGTCTACGCCCGCGCGGCCGCATCCAGCGCGGGACTGGATCGCTTTGAGGAACGCCACTGGCGCGAACTGGAGCGACAACTGGGGCTGGCAAGTCCGCCATCTCCTGAGACAACTGAATCACCCACTGAGGCCACCCAACGCGGTGGCCTCGCTGTTTCTGGCAACCGCAACCCCGGTCGGCGCGTGATCAAAAGCCGCTGGCTGTCCTGACATCCCAAGGAGAAAACATGAGTCTTGCTACCCGTATCGAAAGCCTGGTCATCCGCGTCGCGCAGGAGTTCAACGACGTCCGCGCCAAGGCGGGCAACCTCGCCAACCTGACCACCACCGACAAATCGAATCTGGTCGCGGCCATCAACGAACTGAAGGCGGCCGTGGTGTCCTCGGCGGTGATTGACGACGCCAACATCGCCACCACCAGCACCTATTCGTCCAGCAAGATCGTCACACTGCTCGATGCACTGAAGTCAGAAATCCTGGGCGGTGCCGATGCTGCCTACGACACCTTGCTGGAAATCCAGCAACTGCTGCAGAACGGCACCAGTGGTCTGGATGCGCTGCTCGCCGCCGTCAACAACCGCGTGCGCTTCGACGCCGCTCAGTCGCTGACCGTAGCCGAACAACTTCAGGCTCGCAGCAACATCGGCGCTGTCGCCGCCAGCGATGTCGGCAACACCGATACCGACTTCGTCGCGGTCTTCGTAGGCGCGCTGGTCTGATGAGCCTCGCATCGCGCATCAGTGCGCTGGCAAGTCGTGTCGGGCTTGAGGTCAAGACCAAGATCGACGCAGCCCACCCCGGTCTGGCGCGGGCGTGGGTCTGCTTTGGCTACGTCGGCAGCCAGATCGTCGTGCGCTCGTCGCACAACGTGTCCAGCGTGACCAGGACGGCGGCGGGCCGCTACCGCGTGACCTTCGCTACTGCCATGCCGGATTCCAACTACTGCTGGACGGCGCTCGCCCGCAGCAGCACCAACAGCGGCACGCAGCGCATTGCCATCGTGCGATCCAGCACCGACCAGAAGACTGCCCAGTTCGTCGACATCAGTTGCGCCACCACGGCCGCGTCGTTCGACGACTCATCCGAAATCAACCTCACGGTGTACCGCTGATGGCTTACACACAAGCACACCTCGACGCACTGGAAGCGGCGCTGGTCAAGGGCGAAAAGCGCGTGACCTTTGGCGACAAGACGGTCGAGTACCGCTCGATCGATGAACTCCAGGCCGCCATTGCGGCGGTCAAGCGCGACCTCTTCGAGCAGGCCGTGGATACCGGACTGTGGCCCGGTGCGCCACGCCAGATCCGGGTCACCACGGGCAAGGGGTTCTGAGATGGCGTGGTACTCCAAATTCCGCAGCCTGTTCGGACAGTCACCTATTCACGAAGCAGCGGGACGCGGGCGGCGATCCCTTGCGTGGATGCCCGGCAATCCCGGTGCCGTGGCAGCCATGCTGGCCACCTCAAATGAACTGCGCGTCAAATCCCGCGATCTTGTTCGCCGCAATGCGTGGGCCAATGCCGGTATCGAGGCTTTCGTTTCCAACGCGGTCGGCACCGGCATCAAGCCGCAGTCGATGGCCAAGGACGAAACCTTCCGCGCCGAGGTACAGGCCCTCTGGCGCGATTGGACGGAACAAGCCGATGCCAGCGGGCAGACCGATTTCTACGGCCTGCAGGCACTGGCTGCACGCGCGATGTGCGAAGGTGGTGAATGCCTGATCCGATTACGTCCCCGTCGCCCCGAGGATGGTCTGGACGTACCCCTGCAACTGCAGTTGCTCGAGGCCGAACACCTGCCGCTGCATCTCAACACGGAGCTGCCATCCGGCAATGTCGTGCGCTCTGGCATCGAGTTCGATTCGATGGGGCGACGTGTGGCCTATCACCTGTATCGCTCGCATCCCGAGGACGGCCGACTTGCGCCGATGTCTGGGCAAGGCGGATTCGACACCGTGCGTGTCGATGCGCGAGAGATCATCCATCTCTACCGCGTGCTGCGCCCCGGACAGATTCGCGGCGAACCGTGGCTTGCGCGCGCTCTGGTCAAGTTGAACGAGTTGGATCAGTACGACGATGCCGAGCTCGTGCGCAAGAAAACTGCCGCAATGTTCGCTGGCTTTATCACCCGTCTGTCCCCCGAGGACAACCTGATGGGTGAAGGCGTGGCCAACGATGCAGGCATCGCGCTAGCTGGGATGGAGCCCGGGACACTGCAGATCCTGGAGCCCGGCGAGGACGTGAAGTTCTCCGATCCCGCAGATGTGGGTGGAAGCTACAGCGAATTCCTACGCGCACAGTTTCGTGCTGTAGCGGCCGCCATCGGCGTGACCTATGAGCAACTGACCGGCGACCTCTCCGGGGTCAACTACTCGTCGATCCGGGCCGGAATGCTGGAGTTTCGCCGCCGCACCGAGGCCATCCAGCACGGCGTGCTGGTGCATCAGCTCTGCCGTCCGGTCTGGAATGCTTGGCTCGATCAGGCGGTGCTGGCAGGCGCCATGAAGGCTCCGGGCTATGCCC